ATGAGGAGTTTATATATTTCAACATATCTTTGCTCGACGCAATAATTATCGAAGAATTCGATCAGGTAATTGTAGGTCCTGATCTTATCGTTCTTGAATTGCAGGGTGATCTTGGGATTGTCATAGCCCCCAAGATTTCTGCATTGGCTTTCGATGTCAGACAGGTTTGAAATATAATCCTCATAATTGTGGCCATTGTAGGTAAAATTTCTGTCCGAAAAATAAAGGGTTTCGTCTCTCTTAAAGGTATAACCCGATCCTTCCATCGGAGGATAATTAGCAACTAACGTTATCTGGTCATCCGTATCCACCGAGGCCACGACCCCCCAATTCCCGGGGATAAGGTCAAGATTAAACAAATCTCCTGGTTTTATTCCAGCCGAAAGCCAATCATCTAAGCCGTTATAATTTGAGATCACTTTATTTGTGCCAGCGTGTCCCGCCGAAGAATCTAATCCTTGATTCCCTCTATATTCCCAATGGGTATAAAGATGAAGAAAATAGATGGGTTGTAAATATGGACGATCGATTTTCTTTAATTGATTTGCATCAAGGGTTCTCGTCATAGCACCTCAAGCAATTGCAACTCGCAAGACCAGGTACTGGGTGCGTCATCGGTGAATAAGAGATCGTTCAATAACTCCATGTAGATGAGTGTTCCGTCTGTATCTGTGATGTAAAAATATTTGATCCCATCCCAGACCGCTTCCCATGCCTCAAAGGCGGCCTTGTCTGCGGTTGTAAAATAGGGAAGGTTATAATTCCTAACTCTGCGGGAACTTCCAGACTTAATCTTCCGGACACGACCAGAGCCGGTCTCCTTACGCTGGACATTCAACTGATAACCTTCTCGAACACCGTAGGAAGGGTTTTGAACAAAGGTGTAATCTTTTGTCAGATATATTTCGGGCATCTCGGGAGGAGCCGCTGGATCTTCCGTGATAAGAAGTCTCCAATATTGCTTGGTTTGAGCCGCAAAGGTTTTATTGATCACCAGGGCGTCGCCCTGGGTCCAGGATAAGGCGTCGGTAGCATCCACGGTAACTACGTTGATGGTAGCATCCCCGGTGTGTCCCGTTGTAACAAGTCCATTTGCAACGCGGTAATTTGTCCCTGCTGTCGTAAGGGAAACGGCGGTAATAACCCCAGCATCCACTGTATCCACGGTAACGGTGCCACCTGCCGCTCCTAATTGGACTAAAGTTAAGACATCATTCACCTCATAACTTGTGCCCCCTGCCCCAATGGTCACGGATGCTATTGGAAACGGGGTTGTCGAATATTGAAGTTTCATGTCAAGGCCATTTAAGGTATGGGTTAAGGGAATGATGAGCCTATCGACTTCGTAAGAGATGACCGCCCCTTGATCCACGGCGACATAGAGATTTGCCGGATGGGTACTGAATTTGAACAATTTCCCGATATCACGATCATATGTTCGATAGAGAGGAAAAGACGTGTTCTCATCGGCTGAGATCACCGTTCCCGTCTCCAGGATATTTCGATAATGTAAGATGACTTGGGACATTAATTTTTCCTCAAGGCGTCTGAAAGTTTACCCGATAACTTGTATTTTAGGGCCTTTACAATGGCGTCGACGGTCGCATCGGTGCTACCTCCGCCCCCAACATTGATGATCACGTCCCCCACAGAGATCCCTGGAGGATAGACTGATTCTCCCTTATGAAGTTTATAGAGTCCGGTCTGCGGGACATAATCCGTTCCGGTCTGATATGAACCCATCTGCATTTGAGATCCCAACATCCGCAAGCGCATCTGCTCCATCATACTTTTTATATCAAGGATGATCATCGCCTGTTGTTCCATGTAATAGGGCAATCCTTGCTGGATCTCCCACCCAGATTTTGTTAATTGAACAAGATCGGAATATCCGGGGAAAGCGACTTCGATCCCCTTTAACTTTGTTGCCAATTTCGTATATTCTGCGGATGCCCCCACAAATTCGATGTTTGCTTGAATGGCAGATGCGGCCTTTTCAAGACCGCCGAATTCATCAATGATCTCCTTGATCTTATCTGAAATAAGTTTTTTAGAGGAGCCAATCCCAAAAATCATTACCGGAACATTAATTCCTCCTCCCCATTCATCATTCAAATCTTGGAAAGAATCACCCATATCCTTAACGGCATCTTTCCCGCCCTGGAAAAATTCTGTTTTCCCTTTTACATAGTCCAACCATGAGGGTTCTGGTTGTAAATTCGGAGGAGTATAAGTTTTCCACCCTCCACCAATATCATATTTTATGGATTCTTCAGAGGTTCTAATATTCAAATTGATCGTTTTACCATCATATTCTTTAATCAAATCATCCAAGTTTTTTCTTGCTTCTTCAACATCGGAAGTTATCTTCAACTCCAATTTGGATTTTTCAGCCGTGTCCATTATGGTCTTCCTGACCTTCATCAGATCATCTATCAATTTTTGAACCTTCTTACTCTTCTCCGGATCATCAGCGAGCGCCTTTACATTTGCCTGATATTCCTCCTCCAATTTCTCAAGGGCGTCATATTTGTTCGTCTCAATTCCCGCCATTTCTTTGGCGACCTGTTCTGCAGTTTTTGGGAGTTTCTTCATGGCTTCTGAGACGGCATTATATGCATTGGCTAAATCTTGTGCTGTCGCTTTCCCCTCGGCCCCCATCTTTTTTATATTTTCTGTGTACCAAAGAGCCATGTTAACTGCGTCTATTTTTTCTTTCTCGGAAATAATCCCCAAACCTTTGAAAGAATTTGCCAACTGTTCCAACGGACCTTGAGTCTTAAGAAGTTCCTGGTTGAATTTTCTTGTCTCTTCGCTTCCCAATTCCGCTCCCGCCGCATAATCTTCCCAACCCATGTTACTGATGAGACCCCTCATCTCCGTAACTTGTTTAATATCAGGGAGTATCGTCTTTACTTGATCCTTAAGTTTTTGATTAATTTGAGTTTGATCTTTCGGGTCAAATTGAGTACTTTTGGGAGCGGATATGATCCCGATCTTTTCTCCAAATTTTAACCACTGATCATACGCAAATTTAAACGCACTACCGATGCCGATTACTCCCTTGCCAAATTTCTCGATTCCCCATGTTACCCTTTCCCAATCCGAGGAAGCCACTTTTGCGACCCATTCATATATATCTTGATAAGATGCTCTCTGCTGCTGCATTTTTTCATACGAAGATGTGGTCGATATGTTGAGTCCATCCTGAAGTTCCTTCGTCTTTTCTATCACGGCATTAAGCAAAGCCATCTGTTTACCATATCCGGTTAACTCGTCCTTATTGATATTCAATAATTTAGCTTGTTTTTCATAAGCATCATCCAGATCGATCACAAATCCTTGAGTCTTCAATCCCCTCTCACGCAGATTGACGATGGCATCAGCCATCGATTCATAGGCGGTCTTGACCTCCGTTCCAGTGAGACGTGCTGAAACTCTTGCTGCTTCCCCCACCGCTATTATATTTTCCGCAGAAAAACCTTCGGCCATCAACTTAGTGGCCTTTATCATTAGATCGGTGTCATCCACGGTAGCGTTGGTTGCTACTGAGAGTTTTTTAATAAGGGAATCTATCGCGATGCCCGAAGTCTTACTCATCGATTCAAATGATTCTTCGGTGGCTTTAACCTTGGCCCCTGTATCTACGAATTGATATATCTGTCGTACCGCCCGAAGGGTCTTCTCTCCTAATTCTACTAAAGCATTTGTCTTGATTGCCTGCAAAGATGAGTTCATACTATCAATGAATGATTTCATCTTTTCAAAAGATGTCTTTACCTGATCCACAGACGTCTTCATGCCTTCAATGGATTTACGGCTTTTCTGAATTTCGTTAACAAGTTTGGCCGAATTCGCATCTATATTTACTAAGAGTCTCGCCGATGCCATTATCTTCTACCCCTCTTCACCCTCATTCCTTTTTCCCCGGCCTCAGCCTTTGCCTTCAATTCAAACATCAACCTTTCCTCATGTTCGAGTTGAAAGTAAGCCACCCATTCGGTAAGTAAACGAGAGGACATCTTTTTCATTACCTCGTCCACGTTCCAGATCTTAAACGCCCTACACAATCTGAATATGGCTAAGCGACTGGATCGGGCTTTGAGTTTTTTAACAGGTCCTCAAGGTCCGTCTGTCCAATGCCGGAAAGTTTCTGGGCAATTCCGAAGAGATTATCCATAACTTTCCCGTTCTTCTTTCCCAGCTTTTCAATATCGGCATCGGAGAAGATAAGATCACCCGCTTCATTGCAGATCGTCAATGAAAGTAGCCTTGCCCTCAGATTTTTATAATTGAACTTTCGGCTCTTACCTTCTCCCGTAAAGGTAGTGGACTCAAACTCATCCCGTTCTGATGCTGATAATCCTCGAACAATAACAGAGCCCTTCCATTCCTTAACGAACACCGTTTCACGAGGCAAGTCCTCTGTAGCGAGAATCTCATCCTTGGATAGAATCTTCTTCTCATCCATAACAAATAATTCTCCTTTCTAATTAGAATTATGCTTCAACTCTCGTCATCGCCGATCCCATCGACAGAATCCGAAGTTTGGCGATGCCCAAATCACCGACCGCTGCGGCAGCGATGGGTGAATAAGATTCGATGATCCCCGCAGCCGAACCATAAGCAGGATTGTCCACTCCGATCGCGGGAACGTTATCACCCGCACCCGTTGGCCTAATCGCAATGGCTCCCACCGTCGTCCCTGCACTCATCAAATCCCAGATAAGATTATCCACCTCGGCGTTGACATAACTTTGATAGATCTCGATATCGATAGACCAATCATCCAGGCCCTTCTTCCGGGACTTTGCCCCGTGACCCATACCCGTATTATCGAGCATAGCGGGCGTGTAGTTGATCGTCACCGATTTCACCGCCCCTGCCGCAAACCCATTTGGTGCGGCGTAGATAGCCGCTATTGAAACTAAAACGTCAGTCAATACGATCTGTGCCATTTTCCTTGCCTCCTATTGTTTAATTGTTATGCAATACCCATGAACACCATAAAAGTGAAACTTGCGTTATCACCACCTGCGTCAACGATTGTCCAGCCGGTTCTCCACCACGTGTCGGTGATCTCTCCAGCGACAGGAGTTGCCCATTGATAGGTCAATCCTCCGTTTCCCAGGGCCGTAGTAAAAGTGATTCGGGTCGAGGGTGTACCGCCAAAATTTTCTACGTCATCACTCTCGATGATCACAGCCAAAGTATCCCCAACCTCCGTCGTCGCAGCGATCACATGGATCGCCCCATAAAGATACTTGGTTGCCCCAACCAATCCAAATTCAAAGGCCGTCCCATTTGCGGTGACTGTTCTTGCGGTGGCTCCGTTTTCAAGGATATGACCCCGAACCATCTTCGTCCCTACCGTCTCCGACTTCACGGAAAATTTTCCAAGTTCACCGACGGATCCCCCCCAAACATATTCGACGTTCTGAGATAAAAAGCCATAAGCGGGACCGCCTATCGTCGGCTCAGGAGCGATGGTCATCGGAACCCCCGCCGAGACAATCACTTCATAAGAATCCCCACCTGCCGCAAAATCCGCCGAATTTGACAGTGCGGCAAAATTCAGGGTATCGTTAGGGTTCGTCGTCGTGGTGATGGACGTCACCCCCGCGGCCTGGGTCTGCCCGTTATCGGTAATATTAATTACAGTAGACCCAATGACTATGCCTTTTGATTTAAAATCTGTGTTAATATCTATCAAGGCGATGGTCGAACCGCCCGTGGCCGCTCCGGTGATATGAAACAGTCCAAGGTTGGAAAAGTACTTATCCGGTTCCGCCTCCCATATCCCCTCCAGGTCTGCGGTGATCACCTCCAGACCTTTCTTTCGGGACTTGGCCGTATGTCCCATAGTCGTGTTGTCCAGCATATCGGGAACATCATTCAAGGCGATCGCGTTAAGTTTTCCAGACATGTCGTGCGCCCCGACCCAGAGTTTACAATTGCTTAAAACTATCTGTCCCATAATTATCCTCCATTTTATCCATAGTAATAAACGATAAAATCATTAGCCACATGAAATGTGTCTTCCTCTAAATCGGAAAGATCGGTGCTGTTATCCCAAAAGCAATCCAGGATATTCCCACCCCTATACCTGCTTAAAGCCGCCTTTACCTGAACCTCCAAGCTCTTCACTACCCCGTATGTCAAGGCCCAACATGAGACCTGAACCCGGACGGTCTTGATGCTTGCGTCGGCCCCCATCGCGTGTTCAGGGACATCTGAGACCTTAAAATAAGTTATCGCCGGAAGCACAGTATCTTGCGGTATATTAAGAGGATAGATTTTGACATGTCCATGAGGATCTAATCCTCCTAAGATAGACGTTAGGCCCGAGTAACCAGATAACCTGCTAAAAACCTCGCTCTCAACACTCATTACATAACCTCACTCACAGTAGGGATCGTCTTTTGCTTTTGTTCGATAATGGCACTCAAAGCCAATTCAAGATATCTTCTCATCCGGTCCAATGCCTCATTCTTTTTAGAATCCAGGGCGGGACGGATGAAAGGGTTCGCCGTGATCTTCCCGCGCCTTGCTCCCTTCTTGGTGAATCGTTCAATGGTTCCATACTCCCTAAAAATCAAAGGCCAATGTTTAGCCACTAAACCAATTCCAATAGACGCAATGGTCTCCACACTCCAACCCCGGCGCTTCGGTATCCCCACAGCGATATATCCCTTTCCTTTGCCTAATCTCCGCTCCGCATCTGCCTTAACAGGTCTTGCTCCTTCCTTCACGGCATTCTGAACCAATTTTATCTGAATCTTGGGGGTGCAAAAGGTATCAAGATTCTCCATCAACTCCTTAAATCCCTCTGTTTTGATCTCAACTTCCAATGTTGTTAATCTCCTTGCTATTTTCTAATCTTTGAGGAGCATATCTGTTAAGCATTTCCACCCAATATGGAATTAAATCTTCTAAACGTTGCCCATTCGGATGATGATTAACCCACAATTCTAAATTCTTAGGACGGTTATCATCTTTAATCCCATTTTTATGATGAACTGTTTCACCTGGTAGAAGCGGACGCTCCAAGATATTAGACATGATAATTATATGTTCATATAAATACCCACGCTTTTGTGCATTAGGATGTTCAGGACGATAGATCATATGATATCCATGACTGTCCTTTGTTCCACCTTTCCACAAAGGATTATTTTCCCCTCTCCTATGTGGCTTTTTCGCTCTTACCATTTCTGTTCTCAAACAACCACAACTCTTAACTCTATTATTAGTAAGACAATCATTACGTACATTAATTATATTTCCACAAATACATTTACATCGAAATACAGGATGTTTTTTTTGATTTTCAATTCTTTCAATGACTACTAATCTATTGAAAATATATCCCGTTAAATCTTTAGCTTTAGCTCCCACTTGGAACCTCACTACAATAGAGGATCAATTCTATATTCTCCTCACGAGTATTTATGATGCTTTGAATATCAAAAATCCGAGCATTCCAAAGAATTCTATAATGTGGCTTAATTCCGCTCTTATAGCGCATCGTTATTTTGTGACTGATCTCCGATTGCGTCTGGGCAGCGGCAAAATATTCCCTTCCGGATAATGGCTCTATTTTCATCCAACAGTATGCAAATGATACCCACTCCTGATAAGAGATGGCCCCAAATTCATCTCTCACATCAATAGGATTTTGGATTTCACCTCTATGCCTCAATTTTCCTGAATCCATTTTTTTCTCTTAACAAAAAACCCTATACGGCCATAATAATTTTTCACTTGTTCTACTCAGTTTTGCTTCCCGATAGTCTTCACGGTTATCGTAAAGGTCCCCGACCTGTAAGAGGATAGCGTGCCTAATCCCTGCGGGAACATCCTCTGCCAAATCTCCATAACCGCAGATAAATGTAATGTGAATTGGATTCATCTCATACAGGATTTGAGTGGGCCATGATTGATCTGCATTTAATACGAGTCTTCCTCTAAAAGAGGCAGTGTCTACCAGATAATAAATCGGATCTATGGTTTCTGGCTCATCCTCTGTTATAACGCAAATAGAAGTGATGGATTGAAGTGGTGGTTTTGGTAATACGATGTAATTTACATCCGGCCATTCATCGAGATAATATTCCCATGTTTGAGTGATTAAGGCTCGATTGAGAAAGTCTTCCGTAAGTCTTCGAACCGCCGAGATAAGATTGTCAATATATTCGATCGAAGATTCATCGATCGCCTCATCAAAAGAGTTGATGCGAAGATGATCGATAACTTGCTGATAGGTAACGGGCTCAATAGTGGGAGCGGTGATCAATTGAATGGCCATCTTCATCTCTCCTTGATAATTATTTCATGCAATGATTCATTCCCCTTTTCTAAAACAAATTGACTGGGTAGGAGTACCGCCTTCTATAAAACAAATTGACTGGGTAGGAGCACCGCCTTCTATAAAACAAATTGACTGGGTAGGAGCACCGCCTTCTATAAAAATCAATTTAGCTTTAGTCCATAATAATGTGGCATCATAGCCCGTGATGATATAGACGCCACCTTCCGCAACCAATATATAAGCGGCTGCACCTATTGGAGCAATTTCCAATAATCCCCAAGAATTAAAAAATGAAGCTCTTTCCTCTACGGTAGTAGCTCCATAGAACCAATACCCAACAAAGGGAAGATAATTCATTTCTTAACCCTTATGGTAGCCAGATAAGATGCGCTCGTTTAGTAGTGGCACCTAAGTCCTGGACATTACCGGTTGCAATATCCGCATCATCAGCGATATTTCTAAGGGCAACTGCTCCAGTTGCCTCAGTAACGATCATGTCGTTATTAATCATCTCATAGATTCGATCAAGCAGGAGTCCCATATCGATCCCGACCACCGGAGTATGCCGTGTCAAGACATCCGCGGCTACGTCAACAATTCTAAAAGCTCCCGAAATCTTCGCGATTCCTCCCTCATAAAAGATGCCAAAATAAGTACCCAACGCCGCAAAGGCATAATCCTTATAATAAATTCCATCTGACACTTCGGTAAAAGCCTGTTCCGCAGATTTAACCAGGGCGGGACTCCAGATGTAAGCGGTCACTACTTTGGCGAGACCAAACCCCTCCGCCTTATAGATTATCCGATGGGTTGCTATTCCAAAATAAGTGGGCATTTTACGTCCTTTCCAATATCAACAATCCCTGTACGGATTCGTCGGCCCTTGCAACTTCTTTCCAGGTGCTAAAATATTTGGTTATCCAAACACGTTCCCCAGCCCGTTTAGAATCATGGCAGGCCACTAATTTAATCTTACTATCCGCAACCGCCTTATAGGATGGTTCTCTGTTTTCGCCGCCGATGGGTCCATCGATCAATGCCAGGTCGTATGAGCCGAGTACCAGGGGCGATGTGCCATTCCACAGGATAAGATTGGCTTTATTTACAAGACGCTTCACTTTTTCGACGAAAATCTCATCTGTCTCATAAGAATCCACCTCCACGCCCAGTCTGTCCATTAATTGTGTTGAAACACCTGCCCCAAACTCAACGAC